AGGGAAGAAGGAGCATTAAAACTACGCGAAATTTTGCTGCGCTACTATGATATGCCAGTTGCTGTGGAGTCGGGCTGTACCCCAAGATTTTCCAGAGCTTCTGCTTGTTCACTATTTGCTTTAACAACAGGATTGTCCTCAAATCCGCATTCTTTCAATACTGTCTCCAAGTTGCCTGACATGTCGATTGCAGTCTTGTCACTCATATTTAAAATATTTTTCGCGAGGAAGATTTGCATTGCTACCGATCTGTGTTCATGTGCGGATGTCCACATGGAGCGTCTTAAAGAGAATTTCATCTCTGCTCTACCAGCTTCTACTTTAGATTTGAATCTGCTACGGATTGTGCTTTCATCACACTCGAAATATTTGCCTATTTCTACATAGGAGCATCCGAATGATGCAAGCATCTTGACTTTTTCGCCATCAATTTTCTTTTTAGGTCTACCCATCATTATTAGGTGTTCCGATGACATTCTTTATTTTGTTCAAGGTGCGTCTCCAATATACTTTGCATGATGACTCAGTTACGCCTACGACTTGCGCTATCTCTGGAAAGGTGTGTTTGCGAATACGCAGTTGGAATACTTGCAGTTCACGCGGACTTAGTAAGTCATAGAACTCATGTGCGGATGTTTGTAACCATCGCAAATGTTTCGGAATTAAGCCAGTCCTAAAAACTATCATCTTTTGCAAATATTCGTCTGCTTGGTCAATTGCTTCGATTAGCCTATCAGCATCCGCGTCAGTCAGGTTATGCCAATAGCTTTCCATTTGTTGCTTAAAGTTACACATTAGAAGTGTTGACAAAAATGGTAAAAAATTCTAAGTGGCGGTAAGTAGCACAGTCTTCAGGCTGCCTTGGTGTATCCGAACTAAAATAAGGCTATATTGAAAGAATTGTATATTAAATCCACTTCCAAACGACGAGAGTTCTTCTAAACGTGGAAAGATGTGGAAAGTGAACTAAATCCGTTAGATGACTATTTTAAAACATTCACACCAAAGATTTGTATCTATTAAAGCGTTGACAAAATCTTAGTTTTATTGGTTGCTTTGTTGTAACTTTAAGCAACAATAATTACACGTAGTAAGGTAATTAAAACACCACATAAAACAAACGGAGACAACAATGTATAATCTATTAACTAATACTAATCGTAAAATCAAAAAGACTGCTAAATTAAATAATGTACGTTTATATGAATTTAATTTAACGGCCGTTAATTCATGTCCATTTGCTAAAGATTGCATAAAAATATGCTATGCAGATAAAGGCACATACAAATATAAAAATGTTCAAAAGAAATATGAATTCAACTATGAACTAACAAAAAAGCCAAATGAGTTTCACATGCATATACAAGCAGAGTTAATCTCAAAACGTGTTGAATTTGTTAGGATTCATTCAAGTGGAGATTTTTATTCATTAAGATATCTAAAGCAATGGATAGCAATTGCAGAGGAAAATCCAAACATAGTATTTTATGGATATACTAAAAGCGTACCACTATTTAAAGCCGTAACACTACCTAAAAACTTTATATTTTGTTTTTCTTTAGGTGGTAAAATGGATCATTTAATAGAACCAGGTGATAAAAAAGCAGTCATATTTGATACTAAGGAAGAACTAAAAAAGGCTCGTTTTGTTGATTGCTCAGTAAATGATATGAAAATGATTGCTACTAATAGGATCGGATTAATTAAACATTAAATTATGAATATAATTATTTATTTAATCTTTTTTATCTTTATACTATTCTTATTGAGTAGCGAACAATAAATCAAACGGAGACAACATGAAAGAATCAAAAATGACTAAGATATTTAAATATATCGATAAAACACCAAAACTAAGAAATAAACAACTAATTACTTTTATATGCGCTTTAAATAATCGTAAGTATACAAGTGGATATTATAGCGATCCTTTATCTGATTTAAAAAAGAGAGGTAGAATAAAAGTATCTAAAGAAGGTTATTATCAATTAACTAAATTAGGTAAGGATTATATAAATAATCCGTATGCTAAAACAAAGCAAGAAAAAGAGCAAGAAAAAGAAATACAACAATACTATAAAATAAAACGTAAATTGCAGATGGAACAACAACAATACGAAAATAGTAAATATAATAGAATTATGAAAACTATTAACGAAAGAGGTACTATTGACACTATTGAGGAATTGACGTATTTCTTAAAAACATTTAATCGACATGATGAAATTGAATTATCACAAGATGAAGAAGGTAATGCATTTGGTAAAATATTTGGTGAGGTTTTTAAAGATAAAATTGATCGATTTACTAATAAAATTACATTAATACCAAATATTAGACACTAGATTAACTGAAGAGACTTTATTAGTCGAAACGGCTATTTTATAGCCGTCTTAATCAAACGGAGACAACAACATGAATGAATTAAAATCTATAAAGAAATTAAATAATTATTTCAATGGTATCGATAACATGCAAAAGACAAGAGATCCAAACAGTCATTTAATTAGTGATGCTAAAACTGTAATCATTGACCATGACAACAATTATTATTGCTATCCTGTAAAGCTCGAAGAGGATGATCTTAAACAGTTTGTATTTGAAATTGCAGACAATGACTATACTATTTTTACGGATCTAGAAATTATATCAAGTGATAAAAAGTTTTATCAATATGAATACATAAAATAACTAAACTAACACCACATAAAAAAAACCACGTTTTAAAGCGTGGTTTTTTTTTGCCTACTTCCAACAACTACCATTTTATAAAATCACCAATTATTACTGTTATTTTTGCCTAGAATTCCATGTAGTTTTGCATCTAATTATATTATAATACTAAGGTTATTATATTATTTCTGGACTGCATTTTTTCTTAGCATTGCATTGCGAAAACTAAGCCGATCACGAAACAACATTTTTACCATACATTTCTTCAAATTTACTACTCTAGTATCATCTGGAAACCACTCCAAAATAAGTACACAATGTGTTTCATCTTGAATGGTTCTGGCAAACTCACAGCGTTGACAACTATTTTGTGATAATGGGCATTTTTCAGCTAAAATCATCGATGCACCTAGGAAGGAGAATATGGAGAATATGGAGAATATCTCTCTCTCTCTTCTCTATAAACTAGTTTCTTCATATTCTCTTTATATTCTCCCAGGAGAATTTGAAATTCTCCAAATTCTCCATATTCTCCTTTCTCCTACACCGAGAAATTATCCAATTCAGTACGCATTTTATAATATTGGCCATGCCCAATCTTGCCAATCAAGCCAATTGACATCATCTTTTCCAACCAGTTATACACAGCTTTATTACTAGCCAATCCAGTCACCTTTTCCAGCGCAGTTGCAAAGGCATCTCGGCTAAAATTATCTCCATCCGTAACCACTGCTTGCAGCACTTCTTCTTCCCTGGATTCTTTGGGATCAGTGTACCAAAACATTTCATTTTTTGGTAGTGGTTTCAGATACTCAAAATACAGCACTTCATCATTAATCAGCTTGATTCCAACTGGTACACCATGCAAGTCATTCTGACTTCGGACCTTAGTAATCTTCATTACTTTCAACCCTTGCATCCGATTGCTACTAGCCATCTGCACTACTGCATCCAAGTGATTTGTGTACGCTGATCCACCCAGCATCTGGCTCATATCCAATGGCTGCATTTCTCCAATCTTTTTATGATGGCTTACAATAATAATGGCTACATTATGCGTATTTTTTAAATTAACTATAGTCCGTAACAACTCCTGGATCTCCGAATTACGGCTCACATTCTTGTGCGTACTGGTATACAGATTATCCACTACAAGCACCTCACATGGATGATGCATCAGATTCTTATCGATCTGCTCCCATTTGTCCGTAAACACGTCCATTTGCCCACTAGACAGTATACTACAGTTCTTTTCAAACCTTGGTGCTTCTATGGGATATTGATCTAGTATCGGCATCGCAGTGCGTTGCAGTAGATTGCTAAAGCTCTCATCTTTCAATTCAAACTGTACATGCATCACCTTTCTTGCTTTTGGTACACGAAAATTCAGAAACGGCACTCCCAGCGCAAGACATGTAGATAGCTGTAGGCTGATCACAGACTTGCCCACATTCGAGCCACCAGCAATGCCCATAATATCTTTTTTAAAGAATAGGTCATCAATTATTGGCTCTGGCATCTCATTAAACTTTGTAGTGAATTCACCGGGACTAAACATTGGCATGCCACCAAGGTCCACAGGAGATGCACCAAATTCTTGCGCCAAATTCCACAAATCATCTATAGAATTATATTTTAGATAGTCTGTTAAATCGTATTTTTCTGGTTGGCCATTCCACTGCACGATAGCAATACTTCTACCTTTCTTATATAATGCTTTTGCAGTTTTTAACGCTCCTTCACGTCCTTTATCATCATTATCATAGCAAATCACTATATTATTATATTTATCTAGCAAGGTTGCATCGGAAGGCAATGCGCCAGCACCACTAGTAAAGGTAATTGCTGACGCACCATGACAGTTGGCAGATACAGCGTCTTTCTCTCCTTCACAGAGTAAGAGCCTATCGCAAGCACCAAGGACATTGGGAGACGGAAAAACCTTGCACTTTGCGCTACCGAACTGACTGCCTTTATGATATTTGACGTGATCTTCAGTAATTTTAAATACTAATTGTAAATTTTTATCCTTATCACGCCTGACACCTACGCCAAACATCTCTGCCTTGCTTACATCATTCCAAGGCAACTTTAATTTTTTAATTATTTGGTCACTATTCTTTAAAAAATTAGACCTACATGCGTCATAGCCACTTTTTTCTACTGCTTCAGTAGGTTCAATTTCAAACGTAGAAGATAATACATACTCTTGACTGACCTTTGGCTCAAATTCCTCACCAAAACTCCAAGATTGATTACATTTATGGCAAAATGCGTATTCACTATTTATAGAAACAGTACCTTGCTTGCGAGATGTATCTAAATCGCACTTTGGACACCATGCTCGCCTACCATCCCTTGAGATTTTAGCAAATACGTCTCCAGGTAACCTCACAGACGTGGAACTAATGTATTAATCGCGCAGCATAGCTTAAAAATCTGTGCACCAGCATCTAATTTTTCACGAGAGATTACATGCTTATGAAATTTGCCATCTTCCTTACCAAACCTCATAATCATTCCATACGATACTTTAGCTTTTGGCTGTGCAGACTCATACATATAAGTGTATGCTCCTAGCTGGATAATCATTTCTGGGTATGGACCGCCCTTGCTCGTTTTCCAATCTACCACTACTAGATCATCGCCCATTTTACCAATAGCATCAATCGTACCACCAACACGCAACTCCTCATTTACTAAAGTCACTTCTGCTCCAAGTGCTTTAAAGTCAGATTTATCATACCACTGCTTAAAACCAAAATAAGCCTTTAATGCTTTTTCTTCTTGATTTGGTGTAAAATCTCGTGTACTTATGTCAATACCTTGAAAGAATCCTTGAATCAACATATGGCACAATGTACCTATCTCCCCAGCTTCACGCATGACTGCGTCGGCATCTTCGCCTTGCATGGTAACACGTTTTGCCCAGGCAATTAGTGCATTTTTATTTAGGCCAAGTATTTTATTAATAATTGTGGTCACGCTGCTTGCGCGTTTGCCATCTTTTAGGACATAGTTCTGTCCATGTAGTTTTGTTCTTGCCATGTTGTCTCCTGTTTAAGTGATTAATTTATCTTTAATGCTTATATAAATAAGTGTGAGAATGAATGCACCAATCGAAAAGAAAAAAACGCCCATACCAAGAATCAATGCATTTACACAAAATTCTGCAATATTAATTAGGAACATGCTCATCTCCTGGATCGTGTGGACCTACCCAATTATTTTCTTCTTGGATCTGATTTAATTTATGATCCAATGCCATAAGCAAAATGATTACTTGCCGAAAATTTTGATAGATATACCACTTATGGAGATAGTAAAATATTAGGCCAAACACTACAATAAAGCATGTGGTCCATATCCCGGCAGCAATTGCATGATCTGCAATGGTTTCTAAATAAAACTTAGTCATTGTCTCTCCTTTTTAATTTTTTCGCTCACTTCCATTAAGCCAACCGCACTTACCATCCTTTTTCAGTACTAAGTTTAAGTGAGCGAATTTTTTTAGCTACAGCAGTAACCACATCCACAGTCACTGCATTACCAGCTTGTTTATATCTTTGTGTATCACTAATAGCAACCTTCTTACCATCCAACAATCCAAACTCATTATGATTATCTGGAAAGCCTTGCAGTCTCATACATTCTACTGGCGTAAGTCTGCGTATGGAAGTTTGATTAATAATTTTTGGAGCATTTGATGATCCAATACCACCATGTTTTGGATTATTTGTTGTTCCAGATTTAAGGCTTGGAGAAATTCCATTTGGATTATATACATTTCCATTTTCTCCATTACTTTTGTAAATATTTCCAACTTTCAACATCGGCACATTATTACCGCCCATTCCCATCTGACTTGAAAGGCAAGGTGTTTCTCCTGGTACTTTGTGGTAACATATAGCTCTGCCACCATCGGCACGTTTTCCATCAAAACTGCGTTCTGTGAATGTTTGGATCAAATCCATGTCACTGTGATTACCACCGCTATGACCATTACCACATAAAGTAGCTGCATAATCTTGATTGTTTTTCTTATGTCTTTTTTTGTCTACAATCACAAAGTTGTTTTCTTTTCGGCCACCTTCTTTAGTGGTGATTGATGTATAAAATTTGGTTTTTGGTTTTGTCCTGGCTTGGTTGATATTATATGCGCTACCATCTTCTCCGATAGGAAATACCGATCGTCCACCTCTGTCTCCAGTATATCCGACAAGGTATATGCGCTCTCTGTTTTGGGGGGTTCGCGGAAACCAGCGTGTATTAAGCAGTTGCCATTCAAGTCTATAGCTCCCAATGTTGGTAAAGGCTTGGATAATTGCCCAAAAGTCTGTGCCATTGTTTGAGGAGAATGTTCCTTTAACATTTTCCCAGACAAAAATACGTGGTTTGCACTCATCGATGAGCCTAATTGCTTCCCAGATAAGAGAACTGCGCGTTCCTCTAGTTGCCCCAGCGCGCTTTCCACTGATACTAAAATCTTGGCAAGGTGATCCAAAAGTGATAATGTCGATTTTGGGTAAGTTTTCTGATCGAATAGATTTAACATCTCCTAACTCCTCTGCAAATGGAAAATTATATTTATAGACTGCACTGGCATACTTATCTACCTCTGCAAATCCAACGTAATCAAACTCAAATCCAGCACGTTCAAAGCCAAGATGAAATCCACCAATACCACTAAACAGATCAAGAAGTCGCAACTTATTTGCACCTTGGACATGTCTTTAAGTCTTTACCCAGTCTTGGTATGTTACCTGGTGGATATATCTTATGATCTAGTACATTAATTCGTGGATTTACTTTTTGCCAAGTGCATCTGCATTTGTCACATGCCTTGATTTCTTTATCTA